CGTCAGATGCTAAATCATACGTTGAATTCACACCAGTAATAGAAGAAGGTGAAGCATTCGTTACTTCAGCGACTAGGTACCAACCAACACCATTCCAAATATACAATTTATTTGTAGCTTTAACAAATGCAGTATTTCCCTTGCTTGTAGAAGTTGCAGGTAAATCTGCAATAGTTTCGTAAACTCTCATGTTAGATTTTTGTGCCGCAGCAGCTTCTGAGGCGGGTAAAGGTGCCGGTTCAAATGTGGGAATCATATTTGCATATCGGGTTTCAGAATACTTACCCATAATTTATCCCCGTAATTCTTCTGTAGGTGGTGTAAAGTTTGCGGTATATCTTGCAAGACCCTGTGTGATTCTTAAATCTTGTACATAACCGTCAATTGGTCTTAATGGAGTAGTCGGACGATCACCAATTATCATGTCAATAGTAGTTTCTCCGATAATTGCACCACTTCCTATACTAATAGGATAACCTGATACTTGTGTTCCATCAATAAACAACCGTTTATTTGTTCCTTGTCTAACCGCTGCAAAATGATACCAAGTTGAAAGTGATAAATTACTTGCGGCGGTCGGTTCCCCATTGTTAAAACTACCTATATGTGTTTGGAAATAGAATTTGCCCGAACTAGGCACATAAATTATCTCGTAACCATTATTATTATTCGTATTAAATCTTGAAACAATACTTGCGGAGGCGGTAAGAGATGAAAAATACATCCACCCCTCTATAGTAAAATCGTCCGATCCAAATGTAGGAGGATTTGAAATTAATAAATTATCACCGGACCCATCAAACGCAATAGATCTAGTTCCTGCAAACTTTACTTGAGTTGTAGATGTTGCAGCATTACCAACACAAGTTATTGCAGATGATTGACTCAAATCTGAAATAGATGTTTCGGGATTGAGGAGGAATTTTGTGTTTGTGATCGCAGTTAGAGGTGCGGTTGGTGGTGTGAAGTTAGAACTATAAACCACACTACCATTTACCAATCGAACATCAGAAACGTATCCATCAGTATGAGTATTGTTGCCATCCATAACCCCCACAACAAATTCTCCTGTTGCAGCATATAAAGTAGATGGTGCTGAAGATGTTGTTCCAATAGAGTTGCCATTTAAATATAAAGTTGCATTAGTTCCACTTTTTGTAAGAGCCAAATGTACCCATTGATTTAAATAATTTGTTGCATCAACACCACTATCAATACCACTACCAGACTGATAAGTACCATCACTTGACATTTCAACACCAAAGTTATGCGCGCCGCCGCCGGTTTGATAAATTGTATAACTTCTTTGATTCGTGGACGGTTTATATAAACCACATATGCCGCCATTGGTAATTGCAGATTCAATATATGCCCAACATTCAAGAGTAAAGTCAGATGACCCAACATTAAAATCTGCATGATTTGCTGATGATATATAATCGCCTGTTCCATCAAAATATGCAGACGCACCATTAGAGGACTCTGAATATTCTCTATTATCAAACAAAGATATTGGAGATTTGCTAGGTAAAGCGGCAGATTGATTAGTGAAAGTTTCAGAATGAATAGAAAAATTGTTAGTAGATTCATCTTTGATATATGGCAAATCTCCAACTAATAAGTATGTATTTGCAATTGCAGTCAAAGGTTCTGTAGGGGGAGTAAACGCAGATTCATACACAGATGATCCTATAACAACTCTGGTATCCCTCATGTCTCCGGTATAACAAGTGTGTCCGGTTCCACTATACTGTTTTCCAAGTCTTGTTTCTTCAAATTGAAAAGTGGTTGTATTACTTGCAATAGTAGTAATTAAAGTCCCATCTACAAACCACCTTAAATTATTTGAAGAGTCTCTTGTTACGGCGAGATGATGCCACTGACCGTCATTTATAATTGCTGATGTATTAGATGGCTGATAAATCCATGTGTTACTATATATACCAACCTCTCCTGCATAGGAGCCACCATACTCAGGTAAAATTTGAAGGTTATTTGCAGCGTTGCCGCCAGTTCCATTAGATACAAAAATTCGTGGATTTGCAGAGCCAGTTACGGGAGAATAAACGGTAAATTTTACCCATGTTTCTACACAAAATTCGCCAGAAGCAGCAACGGCACCAGAACCTGATACGTTGTTAAATTTTATATTATTATCATCTGCCACTGAATTTTCAAATCTCAATGAATATCCACCATGGCGATATGGACTGAATGTTGATGCTACTGTATCTCCACTAGCAGTAATCGTATGATTTGAGGCAGAGGCATCATCAAATGTTTGGTTTGATCCAGTGTTAGTTGCTTTAACTGATAATGTAGTGTATCTTGAATTTTGTACAATAAATGATAATGTAAATGCGCTTACTGCACTAACAACTCCATTTATACCATCAGTCACACTAAATGTTAAACTAAAAGTTCCCACATGGGCACTATTAGTTGAAGGTGTAATAGTAAATACGTTATCTGCTTGAGATACTGTAGCAGTACTACCTAATGATCCAGATGATACCGCATAGGACCATGTCAATGCAAATCCTTCTGGATCAGTAGAAACAGCAGTAATAGTTGTGGCGGATCCATCTATTGCCAAGTCGTATGATCCGTTAACACCAGTAATAGCAGTTGGAGATGCATTTGTAACAGTAGCGATTAAGTACCATCCTACACCGCTCCAAATATATAATTTATTTGTTGCTACAACAAAAGCAGTATTTCCAGGTGTAGAACCAGAAGCTGGCAAGTCAGCAAAGTTCTCGTATGAATACGATCCTGGCGCTGAACTTGCGCTTTTTGGAAAGCTAGCCGATTCAGTTGCGTATCTTTTTCTCGAATAACTTCCCATTTAAAAAGCCTTTATTAAATATCCATTTCTTTTTGTTTATTATCTTTACCAACATGACCTAATTTTTTAATTGTTTCGTTATGTTCTGGATTTACGCTTGCAAGAGCTTTTTCATAATGCTTTTTACGGCCCTCGACATCAACTTTATTGTAAGCAGCTTTCTTATTAAGTTTAGTTTTACTTTTTGTACCTTTCGGAAGATCAGATTCAGCTTTTTTCTGGCTATCAACCATTTTATTATAAGCTTCATGAGCCGCGGTAGAAGTTTTAGCTACTTTATGGAAAGTAGCAGCATGTTTAGGAATTGATGTGGCAACGTCAGCATATTGTACTTCTTCATGATGTGGATGATCATGATGTGTATGATCATATCCTAGTCTTGCATTATCTATATGTGTTTCATTAGGATTCTTTTGTTCAGCTTTTTTATGCTTTTCCATTTCATCATAATGATGATCTTCCTCTCCGTTACCGTAATGATGCTCATGATAATGGCCATGATTTGAAGTTGTAAACTCATGTTCTCCATGAGTTTCTAGATGAGCGCCTGCCGCTTTATGAGCATCATGATGGAGTTTTAAAGTATGTTCAGCATGAGCTAATCTCTTTTTGTCTTCTGGGTCATGTCTTTTAAGCGCAGCAATATGCTTTTTAATAGTATTTACGCGTTCTTCAGCAGGATTATTACCGTGGTATTTCTTGCGCTCTTTTTCTGCCGGATCGTTTATTCTATTTTCTGTAGCAGAGACCCAACTCGGACCTAAATGGTTCGACCGATGCGCTATGCGAGTATGTTTTCCGGTATTTCCAGCAGCATCTACCCAATCTCCTTTAGGATGGGGCGCCATTGAGCCTTTATTATCAGGATTATGTTCTACAGTGGAACTCCAGAATGATCCATGTTTACCCTTAGGTCGCATTGAGTTTGGATTATCAGCATTACCTTTTTTGGTAATATTATATCCTTTAGCAGCACCTTTTAAGCCTGCTAATTCTTTGGCGTTGCTTTTACTTTTATCACGCATAGCTGCTTTTGCTTTTTCATGTTCGGCATCTTGCTTAGCAACTCTATTAGCTACGTTTTTCATTTTTGCGGCATGTTTTTCAGGGTCATCTTTAAGTGCTGCTAGTGCAGCATCTTTTACCCGCCCAATTTTCTTAAGCAAACCTTTTTCGTTGAGCTGCTTCTGATATTGAATATCTTCGTTCATCTGTTTAAAAGTTTTCATGTCTACCCCATTCGATAATTTGCTGATCCATTTTACTATATTTATACAAATAAAAAAAGGAACAAAACTAATTGTTCCTTTTCTATACTATTTCTAGTAAGGTCTTATGCTACCATATCCTCTAATTCATATATCTTCTGATCTAAATATACTTTTTTTGATTCTAGTTTTTTAGCTAAAGAATGGTCACCCTTTTGTTTTATTTCCTCTACATAAGCTTTAAGCTCAGTAGAATCTTTTTGTAATTTTGCTATTTGATTGTTATGTAAAACCATTTTAGTTCTCCTAAAAAAAAGACAGACTCTTCCAAAGAAGGCCTGTCTATAAATCTAATTATAAGTATATTTTCCAATCATCATATATTTATTTCTGTATCAAATTCGGAAAGGCTTCTTTTGCTACTGCTTTGGTAACTCCTTTTATTGGGGTTTTGTTAATCATATTAATAACTAGTTCTGCATCAGGCGGCTCGACAGATTCTAGCAAAATGATAAAGAGCTTTTCTCTTTTCATTTTTTGCATAGAGTCACCTGGACCGCCTTTAACAAATGTTATAAACTCTCTATGTTTTTTGAGCAGATTAGAAGGCGCGTTGTGGCCTTGGTTTTCTTTATATGGAGGTCTTCCTCCAGGTAAATTAAACTGAATTGTTTCACAATACGTTCCTCTAAGAATATCTTTTAAGGCCCATGATTCATTATTTCTCAATATTTCGATCTTTTGTTTTTTAGATCTAGCTTTTATTACATCATTAAGTATATCACTTATCATTATTATATAAACTCCTGTACACTTTCAACTAACATTCTACAACGCTTAGCTACAAGATATGGGAACACTTTACTTTTATTTCCATATTGATCTTGTTCTACATACTTATTTATAATCTCTTCTTTAATGTTTTGAGGACATTCTGATTTTTCTGTTAAATCTATTAGTTTTTTATTACGTAAATAATTACGATAAACTTCATCACCTAAAGCTTTTGGATCTTCAAGTAGTGTTGCTTTTTTCTTAGCAGATAATGGTGTTTGTCTACGGCCTTCAATAAAACATTTATCGTCTGATAATACATTTGGTACACCATCAGTCCCGCATCCAGTAAGAATATGTTCTTCAAGGTATAATCTAGGATTAGGTTCATCTACAAATTTCTTAGTAGATGTTGACCATTGCCGAACATTACCATATTTTTGTAGTTGGCGAAAATCTTTATCA